GCCACAGAGGGGTGAAAGTTGTCTATCTGTATGTTCATTCGTTGATTATTTCCTCCTCGGAAGCTTCTATCTTGGGTGTGGTTTTGATGAAATTCGTTGTGGGAACTATTAAAAACGGCGCACTTCTCGGTGAAGTCGGCGCGAGGTCCTCATTATTTTTATAGAAGTACAGCATGCCGCCCGGTGCGACAGATAGGTGAAACGTCTTAGATATGGCGCTAGACTGTGGTTAGAACGAGCAAACGATCTCCTATAGATGTTGTTTTTTAGTGATCAAATCGTCATTACCAATGTGTGATAACGTACAGACTTATGAACATTAATCCCCATAGTGTGAGGAATTGAAAAAGTTTATAGTTCATTACTCTCACCCATGTTTATGTAAACTCGTATACTCCCTTCCCAACTATCCGCAGCGTTCCTTGAGATGTAGCCTGAGATATCTGATTTCGGGCGTTCATCTGAAGGAATTGGTCTTCTTTCGTAGCATATGGTTTCTGATTCCACGTTTCTTGGTTCTTATACGTATAACATACGTCCCAGTATGCATCGTAAACGTCGGTGAGGAGGAATACTCCATCCCCATGTCGGCGTTTCAGTTCACCCATTAGCCTCGATGAAGGCTTACGGTCTAGTTTCCAATCTCCAGTTTTCATTGTACCTCACCTTTGTCATTAACCTTAACTCTGGATTGCTTTTTCGACCGGTTTCTCCAGTACGCCGTCTCTTTCTTAACTAGATCCCAACGTACCCACCAGTCATTAATGTCGACTCTAGAGAACATCTCTCTTTCATCATCGATCCGTATTCGTAACGCCTTGCACTTCTCCATCATGTATTCCCAACACTCATCTGGAATCTTACCCCTATGGTGGTTCAAAAGGATGATATTGGCTTGATGATCTGGACTATTGTTCCAATTGAGTCTAATCACCCCCCTGTACTCGGACTCGAGAAGATCCTGTTGACGTTTATACTCGGCGATATCCAGCACCGTCCATTCCTTTTGTCCCCATCCACCGGATCCTTGGGTACTTTTTGGATCTCGTTTGCCTATGTCCACTGGCTCTTTGGCCAGAAGGATCTCGGCGTAACGTTGCAATAACGTTTTGTCAGCCATACTAATACCCTTGGATTAGAATATCTGAACTGATACGATATTATAATCTCCTTCTCGGAGTTTGGAATCTATCAATGTGCGATACGTATCATCTATAAGTTCAGTGGACATGTTCTCATCCTCTTCGAATTGAAGATATACTTCGAGAAATAGTCTGTGAGTTCTCGTGATAATCACCTCAGTATTACCCGGGTCGTCTCGCCGAATGGTTCCAGCATGAACGTCCGCCAATAGAACCGGGCAATCTGCCGGACTTCATACGGCTGGAGTTCTATAGGTTTAGTCACATGGCCAGCCAGAAATGACTCCGTGGCCCTTTTGTGTGGTCGTTTAGCTATACACTGGACCATGCCTTTAGCGTAGGCATAGCATTCGTCTTCCCTATAACGGGGAATTGGACTAGGTTTCATCTATAGTCACCAACTAATGTTCATCTACGAAGTGCTGTACCATCTGACGGTACGCTTCCTTATCCTGGGCGAGTTCATTATTCTCTGCTCTCAGCCTTACAACCTCCGCCTTGGAAATCTGTAAGGCATCATTGAGACATCTCGATTTGTTAACTTCCCGCTGGATTTCGCTACCCATAGCTTCCCCCTCAAGCTTGTGTTTCTCTTGCCAGTATTCTACCTCACGATCCTTGGCGAAGCAATAATCACGGAGGTTATCGATGACCTCGGCGGATCGTCTCAGAAGACCTTCAATCTCCTCTATTGAGAGATCTTCCTGCTCGTGGATCTGCTTGGCGCGTAGCATGATCTTATTACGGTGCTCTGCTATCTGTGTATCCAGTATCATTTCCATAACTAGTCCTCCAAAAAGTTACTGGTTATCCAGGATATACTCTAGGCATCTCCTGAACACGTCTTTATCTTCCATTGCCCTACCATAGTCAACGGCCAGGGAATCCCGGCTGGATTTCGTTTCCTCGAGGTTATCCTTAGTCTGCTGTAGAGCTGTCTCGAGATACCGCATGCGATTATGCTGAAGTACAATAAACTCCTCAGCTTCTCCGAGAAGTCCTTCGATTCCCCCAACGAGTTCAGTCTCCTGTCCATTCCTGATTCTATCCGCAGTATTATGCAGGGCTATTACTATCTGTTGGTTGTCCATAATCTCCACCTCAAAAATCTACTCCAGGGGAGCAATGTCCCCTGTGGTCAACGTTGGCTTTGCAATCCGGACGAGCATGCCGTCCTGGAGGTCGAACCTCTTGAACTCCTTCCGGTACCCGAGGCCGTATATCCTCCGGTACATGTTATCCTTGACCTTCGGATCAGTCATATGGGCGAGCTGAGCCAGCCGGAGATCCCGGAGTTGGTCCTGGGGCATCTGACGAATGACAGATCCCGTTTTGACAGGAACCAATACAGTGGAATCCCCCATGGATTCATATTTCATCTTCAGGAGCTTAGCCGAAAGCTGTACGAGGTGACTGATCACACCACGGTCCTTGCCAACAGCGTCGAGGATTGTGTCCACAGCCTCGATGATCTCCCTATATGGTAGGGACTGACCCTTCTTCTGCTCCTTGATGGCAGCCTCGGCGATCTCATAGTCAGCCACGAGTTGGGTGACAAACTCCTTCATGGATCCTCCCTCCATCTGAGGAACGGTGTTCATCTGCTCTTCAACTTTCTCCATCTTGACGATAGAGATTTTGCTCTTCTGGTTCTGTTTCGACATATCTGGTCTCCGCTATAGTCTTTCACATCTTTCGAGTGTCCTCTGGGGCTATAGCACCCCGAGAGGAGTCCACCAAAAGATATATTGGAAGGAGACGTGCAATCCTTCCTAAGATCCAATCACAATCGGCGCACACCTCAGATCAATCTTCGTTTGTTCCATCAATGCCACCGTCAATAGCCGATCAAAGCTCCCATCTCTCATCATCTTCTCCAGGGCCAACCCTTTCCGAACGGAGAAGGAAAACTCGAACCCTTCAGGTCCATATGGAATAGTCATAATAGCATTCCCCTTAAACACGGACACGTAAGGCTTCTTACATGTCCTTCGAGGTCTCTGATAGGTACCCATCTGAACCACTACGATAGATGAATTCTCCTGCTCAACCTTCTCGGAACCCGAAAGCTCCTTAACGATTTCGTTTGTCGTTCTCATAGTTTATACCTTCACCCACGATGTGGGCACACTCTCTCCCCAATTGAACGGGCACTCCTGAAAGAGAAAGAGTTAATTAGTCATCTCCACCTTCTCGCCTGATAAGTCCAACAACCTGAACCTGGCCAATGCCATGTCGAACTCCTTGTACTCCTCCACCTCAGTAGAGTATATTCTTTCCAAGTCTCCACCCAGAGACCGATAATCTTCAACCTTACATGCATCCCACTTTATCGTGTAAACCATAATCCCCATCTCCTTAGAGGATCCGAACGTACGTCGTCTCCTCATCCTTCTCAATCGAGAAGTCCTCATCATTCAATCCTATGTGATACGCCATCCGATACAGATCAATCGTCTTCGGAACCGCGTTTCGATATTCTCCTGCAAACTCCCTAATTGGGGCGAATCGTACATTACGTTCATTCATGTACGATATGAGCAACTCCCTAACAAGTCCTCTAACGTTCATATTCTACTCCATGTCGCTTAATCAAATTATACGGTTTAAAATTTGACTAATTACGACATCCCGGGTTTACGTGGAGGGGGGGAGGGGCCCATTGACTCTTCGACTCTTCGACTCAGTGGACCGATATTCGCGCGACACCATTATGTTCGGCGCTCTGTTGGTTCCAACGTCCCTGAAAACTAATGGGCGCTAAATGGCATGTTGCAAACTACTGCTTACCGATTGGTCTGTTGAGACGTTCCTGGGCGCTAAAAGGTTGGGCTGGTACTTCGTCCACTGAACAGTTGGCACCACTGTCGGTCGAATGGGTCGTAGTCCCTAAATGGCACATCGTTATCCGACTGGTTTGGAAACCCTAAATGGCATTTTGCGGAAGACAATCATATCGTCTACTGATTTAGCGACTTGACTTAACAGGCATGTAGCAGCGAGCCCACAGATTGGTCACGGCGCTTCTGTCAATCCGGCGTCCCTTCGGCTGCGTAGTCCCTAAAAGGTTACGACGGTATTCCGCTTGCTGATCTACTCACCTATGTCCATCGAATCGTTCATTTATTAACGCGCGCAGACTGCGTTTTCGCGACGTACTCATTCCCTAAAAGGCATTTTGCGGACTTTTGCTCACCGACTTATTTACTAGATACAGAGGGCCTATACCCTAGTCATCCACTTTTTGTTCTACTTGGGCTATATACATATGAACGAATGGAAATTATGGTTACGATCCGGGCTGGAGATATCCCGTACCGGCCTTTTAGGGCGCTGCCTCAGTCCTCAGGGACGCGAGTCGCGCGGGAAGAGTTTATATAGCATAACTGCTATATATATTACTGGGGAGTATATGGCTGTGAAGAAACTAAGTACACCCGACTGCCCTATGTGCAAGGCGGGAATCGTCGGACGGAATCACACTAAGAATATCACTCTTGGGAAGCAGGGAGCCCTAGAGAATGCATGTTCGTTTTTCGGGATATCGCCGATTGAAGTGATGGAACATTGTAATACTCATGAGATTACTATAGACGAAGCAGCGGGAATCTATGAGTCGAACGACTTTTACATGGATCGGGTTCTTAAGATGGTCAAGCGCCTCGATGGCTGGATGGACTACCTGGAAACGAAGATGAATCCCGAGGCTGTCGACCTCCAGGATATGAAAATGGGACTTCTACTCATTCGAGAGTCAAGAGAGACAATTAAAGACTTGGCAACATTCCAGGGTCGGCTGGAGAACAAAGGAAACACCACCGTCAAGATTGAAACACTGAACGCCCAGTATAATCAGTTAACTCAGATAATGATGTCGGAGGTGTGTGATACATGCAGGGAAAGAATTATCAAGCTGCTCGATACGCAGACGAACGCGATAACCGTAGGTTGCAAAGAAATCTAGCCAAAGATCCAAGTAGGCGAATGGTAGCAATTTTAAAAGGTAAACGCGATCCAGTTTGGTGGGCGGAAAATATCTTAAACGTAACACTCTTTCCTAAGCAAAAATGGATCATGGAAACCTTCTATAGATCCCGAACACACCCCGATCTATGGCCAGAGCAATTCAAACAATTAATTCTGGTAGCAGGAATGCGATCGGGTAAAACGGCGCTTGCATCGATCATGGGGGTTTACGAGTTCTGGGATACTATAACCATCCCGAATCCAAGTGAACATTACCATCTACTTAAGAACCAACCAATCTTCATCAGCTGCGTAGCCACATCGGAGAAACAAGCCCTAGATGGCGTTTTCTCCAACATGGTCAATATGATCGAAGGTTGCGATTGGCTTCAGACATACTACGAACTCAATATGCGTACCGATCGGATAGAATGCGAAGAGCAGCATGTTATCATGCAAGTTCTTTCTAGTTGGGCGAACACTGCAGTAGGTCGTTCTAATCGATGTGTTATATTTGACGAGCTAGCCAACTTCGAAGATACACAAGGTAAGCGGGGAGCTTGGGAAATCTGGTCGCGCCTGAGGAAGTCAACCGATACATTTAAACAGGATGGTCACGTTATCGGCATCAGTAGTCCGCGCAGCCAGACCGACATCATCATGGAACTATATGACCAGGCGAAACGTGATGGCACACAAACGGGTACACTCGCAATTAAGGCTCCCACCTGGGTTATGAACCCTAATTTCACCGAGCAGCAGCTTCGCGCCGAATACCGATTCGATATGTCGGCGTTCTATCGAGACTACGCATGCGAACCATCGCTATCCAGTGGAGTAGCATTCCCAGAAGGTGTGATCCTCCAAAAGGACATGATTAATATCCTGAAAACGGATCTCCAATCTACGATGGTACACGCCCTTAGCATTGATCCAGCAGCCCGTAACGATGGCTTCGGGATTGCATCTGGATACACGGATCCAAAAAACAACGTCATAGTAGACGGCGTTACGAAATTCAAACGAGAAACGGGCACAGCATATATCATCCCAAGTGAGGTTCGGGAATTCTGTGAAAATGCAATCTGTCGACTAAACGTAAACTGGTTCATTTTCGATACCTGGATGTTCCTCGAGATGATGGATGACTTCCACACTGACTATGGTGTCGAACTCATCCGGCACACCGTTGTCAAGAAAAACTTCGATGTATGGAGAGAAATGCAACCCACTGACGAACTCAAAGTAGTGGAAGAGGAAACCCTCAGAATGGAAGTCGAACGACTTATCCTTAAAGATGATGGTAAAAAAGTCGATCATACTCCTACCAACTCGAAAGACGTTGCAGATGCAGTAGCCAACCTCGTTTGGTATTTCAAGGGTCGGTTTATCGAGATGGAAGAAAAGGAAAAGAAAAAACAGGAGAAGATACCTATGTTCTATGTACGGAGTGTATAATGTCTCTATCAATCCAGAGTGCCAAGATGTGGTTCTCTAACATAGTCCAGGGATGGACTAAGACATCAGATCGAATTGCCTTAGGTAAATCAGTCACTACTACCGATCAGGTATCATTCCTCATCGGAATGACCGATTTTGCCAACATGGACGAGTATGAAATTTACGAACAACTATACGCATTCGAAGCAGAAATCGGCGGTGCTATCGATCGAATGTCTACTATGGCTGGAGATGCTATGAAGACGTTCTTCCTTAGAGACGTCGGTAGTTCTCCAGTCGATCCCATAACAATGCAACCACTTCCGAAAGTCAACTCAGCCAAGGCTACGGAGATGATTGATCAAGCGAACATGATGCTCGAGGACCTTGAACTTCGCGAACACGCGGGAGCACTAGTCGAAGTTCTCATGATCCACGGTATGATCCTTACCACCAACGAAGAAGGAAACTACAGTATCACCATCTTGCCGAATAAGACAGCAACATTCCTCGGAGATTTATCCCAAAAAGATTCAGGATCAGATCCTAATCTAGTCATCACAGACGTCAAATACCTCATCCTCAATGAAAGTACCGAACAAGAAGTCATCTACCAACCTGGTACATTCCAAATTACAAAATACAAATTCACTCCTGTGTGGGCTAAAGACCAAAAAGGACGTCAAACATTTGGAGTCTTTTCGATCTCCCCAATGCATCGGTGTGTTCTACCCGTTTGGGAATCTCGCCAACTTCGTATCATAGACCTCCTCTGGCGTTTCAAAATGGTACCCAGGGAACACCACAAGTTCATATCCGAGCAATTCTCGCTAGGAAACTACACAGGCTCTATGGATAAGCGCCGAGAAGCAGCGAGGGCCGACGCTAAAAAGATGATGGATGACTATACTACTCAACTCAAAAGTATGGCACCAGACATCGGTTATGTTACCCTCGACACTACCGAAATTGGCATTGTTGAAAACAAATCTGGCGGGTATATGCGCTCAAACGAACGCATGGACCAACTAGTAGAGCAATTCTACATAGCTCTTACTACACCTAGAGCAGTAGTAAACGGAGAATCTCCTGGTTCTTACGCCGCCATGACCGTGGTTTCTAACTACGTTGCTCTAAAAGTGATGAGTCTTACTCGAAAAGTCAAGCCTTTAATCTTAAGCAACATCCGAAAACGTCTCCTAGCAATCGATCCATCATATCCAGTTGCCTTATTAGACCTAAGAATCAGCTTAATCCTAGCGAATAACAAGCTAGATCTCTTCCGCCAGGCAGCTATCATGGGACAACTCGGCCTTTTCACATCTACCGAAATCCGGGAAATGCTTGAATACCTCGAACTTCGCGAAGATCAAATGGCAGACTTAGTCAAAACAGGAGGATCTGGCCAGGCTGCAGATGCGCAATCTCCAGCTCCTGGAGTCGAAGGTTCTCAAGGTGGGCAAATCCCATCAAATAGTCGTCCAGACTACCCCGAAACATCATTATCAAATGGCCAACACGCCACGGATCCAGGATTAAATGCGATAAGGAAGGCACAGGCATGAAAATTAAGTCTTCTATATATACCGGAAAACTTAATAATGTATTGAGGAGATACACCAATGACTCCTCGTAAGTGGAAAAGCGCAGAGGTTTTGCGAGTAACAGGCCCTTTTGTTAGAGTTGGGAATTTCACGGGACATTCCCCTGATTTACCATCCTCAGACGGGCTTAATGGACGCAAGGAAACCCCGTTTACTCCAGAAGTATTGGAAATGATAACACGGAACTTCAAGGGCGACATCCCTATCTTTGTCAATCATCCTCGATTCAAAGGGGAAAAGCGGATCCAACGAGGACGAAGCTTTAAGATTGGCCAATCAGCAGAGGATGTAGTTCATGAAGGATACGTCTGGGATCCCGAGGGTAAAAAACTAATCACCGAACAGGGATATGACAAAGTCAGCCCAGAATTCGACATCCAATATGACACTCAGGGCAACGTAGTAAACGCCACCATTGAAGCTATTGTTTATGTGAAAAACCCAGCTATATCAGGTACTAACCAGACAGCGGTCGCAATGGCATTTGATAAGCAGGGAACATCGGAAGGTAATAATATGGCACCAGAAGTACCACCCGCGACTCCTCCTCAGGAACCACAAAAACCAAGCGAACCTGAGAAGAAGCCTGAACAGAAAGGAGCACCCCCAGCACAACCGCCTGGACAGCCAACTCAGCCTCCTGCACAGCCTGTAGCACCTCAGATTCAGTATGTTACAGATCCAGCATTACTTACTCAAATCAATGAGTTATCTAAGGTAATGAAGGATCAAGCGTCTAAGCTCGCCGAGTACGATAAAGTCGTACCTGTTCTTATTCAACAGAATGAGAAGGTCAAGACCGATCAGATCGCCGATATTGTAACAGAACTGAAGAGCATGGGAGTAGAATCTCCCGAGAGCATGGTCGAGGGTCTTACTCTCGATGGCAAAATCAAGGCTCTAAATGCAGTCCAAGCCACGCTCATCAAGGCGATGCCCATAACAAAGGGGCCGAACCAGATGCAGGTTGCGATATCTCGGGCGGAGAAAGACAAATCACTGTTCACAAAAGTTCTTGGTGAACTAGGAATCACTCAAGCCGACTATGACAGAGTTATGGCCGGCGGGGAAATCATCGAGTCCCCAAATAAAAACTAAAGAGGAACAAAAATGACTGGTGGAAAAGTTAACGATTATCAAACCCAGACTTTCACTACCGAGTCTGCAGTTACCTATCCGGGTACTCTTATCAAGAAGGGATCCGCGGAAGGTAAGGTAGATATCTGTGGAGCTGGAGAAACCCCAATTGGGTACTCATACAGTACCTCGAAAAATCCGATTACTAAGGTCGCTGAGGCGAACGTCGATCTTTCAGTTACTGCTCTTCGCGATGGAGACAGCGTACTTATTCCTCTCCTGACTGGAAACGCAGAAATTGCAGCTTGGGATGAGCTCGAGACAACTGCAGGCGGTACCGTCGATCTTAAGAGTGGTGCTGGAGAAATCGTGGGTCTCGCCCTTGAGCATGCCCATGCTGCCACGGGTGGCGCTGGTGTATGGATCCTTGTTCGAATCCAGCGGAGAACTGCAACAGCGTGAGGTGATCTAAAATGGTACACATGTATTACGACGAAGGCGTTACAACTAGCGACAAGGACATTCTCAAGAGAGAGATCATCCGGCGTATCATCTATAAGCAGTCGAATAACAACCTGACTTTCAAGAATGCGGTCATTCTCGAGAACCTGGAAACCCTGGACCTCAAACTCTCTATGCCCAAGGCAGTGATGCTTCGGCCTGAGAAGATCAAAGAAGGTTCACGTGCTGGTCTCAAGACACTCGAGTGGTTCGATGTCAACGAAACCATGGAGACATACCAGCTCGAACTTGAAATCACAGACGATGCCAAGGCCCGCGAACTCGACGGCATGCAGACGAAGTACTCTATGCAAGCTGTCGCAGAGGGTTTCACTTATGAAAAAGACCTCGACATCTGTACGACCCTGACAGCAGCTCGTGCAGCGGCAGATGCAGCCAGCGGTAAATGGAATGACTCCACTACCGAAATCGGTATCGACATTGCCACTACAATCGGTGAGATGCTTGAACACGCACCAATCAAGGAAAAGGACATTCCGAACATCTGTCTGTTCTACCCTGTCAAGCTCTGGGGGTTCCTGTCCAGCCCGATCCAGATTGGTCAAGTTCAACAGTCAATCCGGTCCTGGGTCAAGCAAGAGTTCAACATCAACTGGTATCCGACCAACCTGAAGACCACTTCAGTCCTAGCTGTTCTTCGACACCCACAGTGTGCGACACACATGACGTACACCGGAAAGGCACTCACTCTCGTTGAGCCCAAACGCAACGCCGGTGTCAGCGATTCATACATCGTGACTCAGAAATTCAAGACGTTTATCGTCCCAGAGGAAGATGGTGGTACTACCAACAACATGATTCGAGAAATTACCGGCGTCTTGTAAGGAGGACCCATGACTATCGTACTCTCTGAAAGTATACTTCCAGTTAGAGGGGAAGTTTCAGATATCCCGGAGGTGTACATAACCGATATCCAGATCTATCGCATGCTGAAATCGGCGAAGATCTTTATTGACAAAGTAATGGCGCCAGATCTTCCAGAAGAGACCCTGAAATCCATTTACGAGGCTATGGGTGCATATTACACATACGTCAACTGGACGGGTATCGCAGAGAAAACGATGGGAACAGCCCCTTCAATGTCTTTTTTCAGAGTTTCAGTACTTAGAGAAAAAGTACTGCAGCTAATGGGTGAAGATCTCATTATTCCTCTGAACGACAATCTGACTATTAATTATAAGCGATTTCAGAATGTCGGCGCGATTGCATACTCGTTAACCACATCTGCGGTAGATGACGACCCATGAGCTTCAAGTCTGGAGCGAAGTCTCGCCGAGTGGACTTTTTGAATAATTCAAAATTCACTCCTCTTATCAATAAAGCCAAGGCTGATATCAAGAAGTATTGGCTTGAAAATATCGGTAAGCATTTCCAAGCGGCAGAGACGTACCGAAACTTCGCTTCTATGACTTCTAATAAGTTCGCTGGACAGGCCCGAACTGGAAAACTGGAAGCGGCGTGTGGGATAACGTTCTTAAATGGTACGTTTGTGGTGTCTCTCAAACCCATCATGGATAGAGATGGTAAAAGAGACTACGGAGACTTTCTATTCTATGGATCCCCAACTACTCCTGGGATATACTCCCCAGAGATTGGTGCCAGACTTAAGAACAAGAAAACCGGAGAACTCATTGGATATACCAATGGTATATCCAACGAACCATGGAAGCGATGGGTTATAGAGCTTAATAGATACATCGAACAACGGTTATCTCAACTGGAAGATGAAATCTATAACATATCTTCCATAGATGACCTAGATGGAGGTACAGATGCAACTACGAGACGTTTATAATGCTCTTAAGAAATGTCGATTCGTAGTCCATACAGAAGTCCAGGAGAAACGTCCTGATAGGGAGATTCAACTTAGAATGGCAGACATCGATGTTGATGTGTCTGACTCCCAATTATACGTTCTTCCGATCTATCACGACCTAGTATGGAATGATTCGAAAGTTCTTGAGATTACTGACTTCGTTAAGAAAGTCATGAAAGACACCGAAGAGGAATTGTTCGCCTCCGCCATAGCCGGACGTGGAACATTTGAATGGATTGGAGCTAACGTAGTACATAGCATGGGAACTCAATATGAGATAACCCTGCGGTGTATGTGTAAGGAGGAGGTTCAAATTGACTAATAGAAGTGTTGCACTCAACGTAGAGACGGCATTTGGAGGCGGTACTCCCGTTCCAACTGCGCCTTTACATGTAACAGCAATCAATGACCCGGTAGATCGCGGCGCTATGCTTGAAGAGACTATTGGATACCCACTATATGCATCCGCATATGGAGGAGCTCTTCGACTTAGTGGAACTCTTGAAGGTGTTCTTCGTATGCCTTCGATGGATCCATTATTCCAAGGTATCTTTGGCGCTCCCACAGTTGGAACGTATAGTATTGCGAATTTCCCAAAGAGTCTCGTAATGGAAGTCGTAGACGACTCAACTGGAGTTGATAAATGCTTTCGATACGTCGGAGTGGGTATCAAGAGTCTTGAACTCACTATGGCCGCTAAAGACTTCGTTCGAACTAGATGGGACTGGTTTGCGAAAGACGTAAGTCAGGTAACAGAATCAACCCTGGGGGCATATCCAGCAGATCTTCCAGGAGTTTTCTACGGCGCTGCCCTCAGCCTGGGTGGATCAGCTGTTGATCATATCAAGACGTTAAGTCTGAAGATTGATCGCAAACTCGACGATGACTACTTCGTAATCGGACATTCCAAAATCCAGGACCTCGCTATTGCAGGTGTTGGAGATATCGGCGGATCTGTCACAGTAGGACAGAAATACTGGCCAGAATTCCAGCGTGCAGTTTTTGGTGGAACATCCACAACTACTATCGGGGACACGTCTGCGAACACCCTTGGAACGGCTACATTCTCATTGGATCTTAATGATCCAGATGGTGGAAGCATCTGCGAAATTACGGCAGACTGGCTTTGCTATCTTGATGCATCTCGCCAGATGCAGGGTCGTAACATGGTAGATAAGACTATGAATTTCAAACTAATCGGCGACACTCTCGAAGTGCACGATTCGACATCATAAAGAGGGATAACATGCAAGAACAACCAGGAGCAGTAGAGTCATCAGATACACAAGGAATAGTGAGTGATTCATCACACCCATTTATTCCGATTCCTTTCAAAATACGGTATACGATTCGAACATGTCACGGAGACTACATCGTTAGACGTCCAACTGGAGCGGCTGGAGCTCGGCACTTTGCTATAATGGCAAGAATAGCCCCGACCCATCAAGAGCCAGATGGAACTCCGATGTTTTCTCCAGCCGACGAGGACAGACTGTATGAGATGTTCGAGGTGTGGGCAGCTAAGGTTCTCAAAGATATCATTATCTCTGGGCCTAACATTGCTGAACAGCCTTTCAAATATGAGTCTATGCCTCCAGAAGATCAATGGGCAATATATATCGCAATGACACACCTTATGGACAAAGGCGATGCCTTATTTCGATTCGTTGACACCTGAGTTTTGCAAAAGACTATCAACACTCTGTAAGATTACAAGCAAACGGCCTTCTGATATTTTCGAATGGACAGACCCATGCGATTGGCAAGGCCGAATGCTATTTGATTTCTTCATCTTAGGATTGTGAAATCATGTTAGGTAACAAAAAGATACGCGAGTATCAAATTAAAGTTACCGGAGCGGAGAAAGCACTCAACGATATCAACCGTGTTGAACAAGCCCTCCAACGCTCCAATAAAGTAGAAGCGAGACAGGTAGCGAGACGAATAGCACATGAAGACTATGGCGTTCCGCTAACTAATGAACAAGATTTGGATTCTAAGCAAATAGCCCGAAGGGTAGCTCAGACCCGCGAACTTCGGCAAAGTGGGAATGTCACGTTTAGAGTTTCTAAAGGTACTGAACCGGTATCCGCAGAGAACTTTTTTAGAATAAATCGAAACGCGAGTTCGAGATATGGACCGCTCCCATCTGAAGGAAGTTACGAACGGCAACTTCAGACTTCTCAAGGTCGGCGCATACCAACCATCTCGATGGGGCAGATTAGCGATCGTGATCTTGCTCATCATACTGGAGTTCAATTTAGTCGATTCCTACCGTATGTTCTTCGACTAGCCGGTCCAGCTGTTAAAGAGGTTACCGACGTTACAGCTAAAATGGTAGATCAGGCTCTTTCTAAGATCATTCAAGGACCAGTATCTAAGACTTCCTCTGCGCAATCTTTCGGACTTGATTTCGCTCGGCAATATGTCAGTCTTCCTGGAAGCCGAAGCTATGGATCTCTTAGTTTAAAAAATCCATATGGTCTCTCTAGTTGGCAGTTGGCGTTTCTTGCCAGGATCAATCAATCGGCGTTTCCTTTGACGTCGACCCAACTTGCCCAAGGCAACGCGTTAATGACTGGTCTAGGAGCAGTTAAACAAGTCAGCGCTTCTGGAGACATTCCTCAGATATGGCAACGCGCTACACAAATCATGGGAGGACTACAATGGAGACATCTATCCGATAGGATATTCAGATCAGTTCAACTTCCTCCGGTTGCTGGATTACTAATGCCCAGTAAACGGATCGAACTGGAAATGAACCAGACGATGTATCGTCCTCATACTATAACAGATCTAGGAAAAGAAGTCGCAAATGTTGCTGGACTTAATCTCATACCTGGTTGGACGCATGTTGGAAGTGCTCTACCTCATAAACAGTCATTCCGGCTTCGACCTGACGAAGTAGATCTTCGGTGGGCTCCTCCGCCAAGGAAGGAAGGAACGGAACCTACTAAGTATATTTCTTATTCAGGTATCGGAGGATTATCTCTTACACCATGGACATCTGAATTGGAAGGAACTGCGAATCAATTCCTTGATAAGAAAGGTGGTGGGATATTCGCTCGTGATATAGAAGAGGGGATTCTTACCTATCTTCAGAGTGGGAAGCGATATGGATCACGAGGGGTTAACTATCATGATCTATCCAACATAGACATTGGATTTGGACAGGCTCTCAATGCATTTGGAGATCCAGCATTCGTTTTCGGCGGTCCATACACTAGTGGGCAGAAGCTTGTTCGAAAACATCTCCCTCAACAAGAAAACTATGCCCAGACAGATAAAGGACAGATGGCCTATATGGCCGCTATGTATGACTTCTTTACTAACCCGAGATTAATGAAGACGCTTGGATCGAGAAGTCAAGCTGGAGAGTATGCAGGAATCCTAGGTAAGCTCATTCCTCAATTTGCGGCGCTGAACTTAAAGGATGTCGAGTATACTCATCTATCGGATTTATCCAAGACGTATACTCAGAAAATGGATACGTCGGCGCAAGTTGTTAGGTTGGCTGACGTATTCGCTAACATAGTTAAAGTCGCATTCCCGTCGGCAGGAGCAGGTTCTCCAAGATATGGAGATAGAGACATCCGAGAATTCATCCGTGCTATTGGAGGTCCTGATACTGTAGAGGCTATCCAGGAAGTTCTAGTAAAGGCTTACGATAAGGCAGCCGAGTCTAGGGATATAACGCCAATTGGTACATTTATGCCGAAGTATGTACCTCCTGGCCCTCTAGACACGATGCCCGCTTATGGGAATTTCCAAACGGAAGGACTGTATAACATCATCCCCCATCTATTAAACGCCCTAGATAGTCTAGTCGAGTATCATAAAACAGGAGACTTGGATGCATTTCAGCGATATAATCCAATGCCATCCTCTCCCAATAGCAAGGAACTTCGGCGAACTTCTAAAACGGAGATGGATTATCTATTGGGACTTTCTCAAGGTAGAGATGAAGGTGAGCCAGAAGTCCGGTCACATCTATATAATGAACCCGAAGAGAAGATCCCTTTCATTAAAGATGAGCCTCATAGATATATAGACTTCTCTAAAGGAATGTTCTCTCCAGAGAAATGGGCATTCGCATCCAAGGTATCTAAGAGTACGGGCATCCCAGTCGGGGATGTATTAACGTCGATAGCTCGTTCTGGACTATCTCAAGCTGCCCCTGATCTCAATGAGGTTGTTGATCTTAAGAAATACCACCAAGAAGTAATGGATGATTCTTTAGAGGAATCTATAAATTTAGGACCCGGCGAAACAGCTCAAGGCGGTTCAGCAACTGCTCCGCTAACGAGATCCTCAAAGGATATCCTCGCCGATCTTAATAGATTCAGTGAGTCTAAAAAGACGATGGGTAAGGAACGAACTCCTATTCCGAAGAAGAATTCTTATCTTACCAAACTCCTAGCTATAGCAGCTGAGGGTAAGAAATACATGGGTATCATCGGTCCAATGGTCGCCGCTGCTGGACTTGGTCTCGCTGCCGAACATTTCATGCCTGGCATGGGTGGTATAGCCGGTAGTATGGGTGGAATGCTTGGTATGGTACAATTCGTCGGTGCCGACAAGAATGCATTCCTCTCGGATTATGCGTTAAAGTATGGTAGTGCTCCTGAAGATGCTGCTGGTAAGCAAGCCTATTATGATCAGGCTAATAAAGTCTGGGAGTCAATGAATGCTCCTGAGTTTACAAAACCCGAGACGTCTGCAGAGGAATATACTAGAGAGCAAATTGCGGGTGAGGGAATAGTTCCTACTGAAGATCTCGGTCGAAAAGCTAATGAGAGTGCAGCACAGAAAACTGAACGATTACGAAATTCATCACTCTATAAGAAGTTCGCTTTAATGAGTAAGGGCCATCTGCCAGGTAGTAACGCCGCTAAGATTGGATTTGAAGCTATCTACCCAATGGGTAATGCCAGCGTGTCGCAACAACAAGAACGGCTTGCGAATCTCGGCAAAACCGTGGAGAGTATTCAGAAGACATTCGGTGGAGCAGCTGTTGCGACCAAGACAGAAGCCTCCGACGTCTTAGGTAAGGGAACTACTACGCACCGGGTTGCTGCTAGCGTTTCTCTTGCTGGTAAAACTCCTGAGGAGATAGAACAGACGATACTTAATTTAGCTGCTATCGCGGATGAATCCAAAGCAGCTGCTGTATTTGGGACTAAGTCTGAATACGCCAAGTCGATTGGTGGGCTGAGTAATATCTCTACTACTCTAGGAAAAAGAGCCGGAGGTGCTGGTAGCCCGAATGCCATGCAGGTAACTGGGAGATTCGCATTCGGCGCTGACCAGATGGATCAGATGAAAGAAGTCCGTCAGGGACTAGAAGGACTTGGAAAGGACATTAAACTCACTACATATGAGGTTACCGAGTTCAACGACGCTGGGGAAGCCCAAACGAAGACCTTCATGGAAATTGATCAGAATATTCCGTTGGATAAGACTAATGCATATGGGAAGTCCATTACGGAGTCTGTCAAGGGAATTCAGAATCAGAATAAAGGAGTTGAGGGTTCTGTTAAGGCTATGGAGATCTACGACGATGCTATGGTGAACTCGACTACCTGGACTGACACATTCCTATCTAGGGGGAAGCAGATTGATAAACTGTCATGGAAATTCACTATGCTCTCTCTTGGAGCATTGGGTGTGTACTTCTCCATGATGGGCCTCGTCAATATGATTAAAACCGGCGCGACGGCTCTGATCAGTCCCTTGGGGGATCTCGAGGGTATGATTAAAAATATGGCAATGTCCCAGGCGTTCGGCCAGGGTGGAGCGTTTGATGTGGGAGGAGCTATCTCCGGTTGGCAAAAGATGACAGGGCTCGTCGGTGATATCAGTACGGCGCTAGCAGAAGCTGGAGCTGCAATTCTCAACGATCCAGAAGTGTGGGATGCCATTCAGGGAGCTATATTATCAGTGAAGGAGTTCTTTGCCAACCCAGAGAATATGCAAACCGTCAAGGATGTATTTAAAGGAATTGCTCAGTCTGTACAATCATTAGCGGATAACGCCCATTTAGTGTTACCATTGTTCGAGGCGGCAGCCACACCGATAAAGGAATGGCCAGTTGTTGGGCCTGCATTGGGAAAGACTCCTATAGGAGATATGTCTCCGCTAACCGCGGGTATCCTAGCGGCTGCAGTCGCGGCATTTGCAATGGTCGCGGGATCTATTGTATCTAGTGCAACACAGATAATTGGCAAGGGTAGCATGTTCGTTGGAACATTGGGTAAAGGTGCTGTCAAACTCGGAAAATGGTTAAAAGGAGGTTCTCAAACTGCAGAGATTGTTGGGGATGCAGCTAAAGCAGCTACTGGTGCTGCTAAGGCTAAGGTATCTCCAGTTAGTAATGCAGCTAAAGCAGTTGTAGATGCTGGAAAGGTCGTTTATCATAAAGCTGATACTGCTATCGCGGGTAAGATTGGTGGAGCACTTCATGCAACTGTAGGACCTGATGATGCAGTAGCAGCAGCTCTTAGAGCTGGGTCCATATCTGAAGAGGAAGCTATTGCAGGGTATATGGCTCAGGGAATGTCTCAACCTGCAGCTCAAGCAGCTGCTAAAGCTGTAGGAAAGAGAGCAGGTTCTGGGATATTATCGAAGTTGGGTGGTAAGCTTGGAGGTATACTAGGGAAAGGAGGTGGAGGAGCAGCTACGATTGGACTCAGGGCTGCGACTGGTCTTACTGCCACTACGTTAGTTCCCGCCGCTATAGATTACTATCAATACGCTAAGAATCCAGAAGGATACTACCAAGGTCAAGCTGAATGGTATAATATGTGGGGAAATCTATTTACTGGAGGACAGGGAAAGGGATTTACTGGCAAAGAACTTCAAGAAAGTGGGCAACTTGGATTATTTGGTAATAAAGAAGAAGCAGGGTTGCCATGGTGGATGCAACCTTCTCCAAGTGTCCCTAGCCAAGAAGAACTCGATAAATTAACCCCAGTAGCTCCCATCCCTGTAAATCAAGATATCCAAGTAACCTTTATCATCAATGGTAATATGGACAAGGACGTAGCACAAATCGCCGTAACTGATTTAACTGAATTACTTAAATTATATGCAAAGGGAAATATCGGAGGACAATCATCATGACCGGAGCAACAGGAGTAGTATTCAAACCAGTTGCTATAACCTGGAATCCATATTCAGAAGGTACGCCTGGAACAGCACTTCCGGCGCTCCTCGCTATGGACATCTCGAGAACATCCCAGGGTACTAAAATCAACACTGGAATTCCTCCTGCGGCTGGATCAACCGCTGGGGGGAATAAGTCTACCTTTTTCCCAATGGGATCAGAAGGTCCAATCGTTAAACTGTCCGGACGTCTTCACCTGTCGGCATCAGCTACAACGTGGATGGAGGTTATGCAAGGAGATCTCCTCTATGTGGACTCATCTGAGTATATTGAACTCCCAGCGTCAGGTATACGATATTGGTGGGTAGATAAGCCAGTGTTTTCGAGAAAGAAAGGATACTGGGATATCTGGGAATATGAGCTTACTGTTATTAAGTCCTGGAGAGATGGGAAACAGGTGTTACGAACAATACCAGAGGCCTGAGGATCTAACATGATTGAACTATATACAGCTGGTGGAACTAAGATCGACACTATCGATGTAAAAATCAAACGTCAACTGTCTTCTGTCAATACGATGGTTAGCACTATCGTTGGTATAGTATCCCTCGGCGATGTCATTATTGCTAAGTTCGATACTACCGACGTGATAAGATGTAAAGTAATCAACGCGGTATCACAACAAAGTGGAACATCTAATATCAGCTTAGTGGAGGATATTGATGAACTCAATACCTTCCTTATGGAAGTTGGAGGAAGTCGAACTGTATCTATTGATAACTCAGGTCATGACCAGCAGATTAAGGATTATGTTGAGACTATCCTCACTGGTTCAGGATGGGCTGATGGAACACTGGATACTGGGCTATATATTCCTCACACCTCAGATTATCTTCCATCCATGAGATTCTCAAATACATACATGATGGCCGCCCTAGAGAAGTTTCTCAAGTTAACTTGTGGGTATAAACTCTGGGCATCGGATATACCCAAAACAATACTATATGGTGACTGTAGAGTAGATCGTACCACTACTACCTTAGTCCCTCAATACATCCGTAAGGTAT